TGAAATGTTTTGGGGATATAGTAATAATATCGATTTTTCAGAATTTGACGAAAGCGAATATTATTTTTCTCATGATAACTTTTATGATCGAAATATCAATCATACATTTGTACATTTGGTTAACGACTTTGAATATCGTAATGGCATATTTTTGTTTAGTAAACACGCACCAGTTACACAAAAAGAAATTGAACATAGGCATTTAGTAAAAGCAAAGCATTGGGACGATGTTGCAAGTTTTCCTGTAAACTATCAAAAGTTTGTTATAAACAATTACAACGATTACTTAGCAGCTATGCAAAATTCAAAAACTGAAATGTTTTGGGCAATACCTAGCGATGTTGAAGTTGATATTAATTTTGAATTTGATTTATACTTTACACATGATAACACTTACGATAGAAATATTACACATATTTTTAAAAACGGAGAACATTGGGACGGCGTTGCACTATTTTCAACACATTCGCCTGTGACGGAACAAGAAATTAATCACCGTTGGTATGCCCATAGAAAAGAACATGATGTTATTATAAGTCAGCCAAAACCATTTCCAGTTTATAATATTGAAACTTATGATGATTATCTTAATGCATATGATACATCTCCTTCAGAGATGTTTTGGGCAACAACTCCAAATATTAAAATTAATGAAGACTTTGATTTAAGTTTATATTTTAGTAGACACAACAGCTATGATAGAACAATAAATCATACGTTTATACATAGAGTAGACGATAACGATTATCACAATGGATTATTCTTATGTACTAAACACGCTCCGTTAACTGAAAAGGAAATTGAACATAGATTAATTGCTCGCAGGAAAGAACACAATGTCGTTGCTAGTGGTCCTGTGCAATACGAAAAGTTTGTTATTAATACATACAAAGATTATGAAAAAGCAATAAAGAAATCTAAAACAGAAATGTTTTGGATGATTCCGCCAGAAGTAAATGTAAGTGATGATTTTAAATTTGATTTATATTTTACACATAATCAATGGTTTGAAAGAGAAACAAATCATGTGTTTTTAAATGGCGATGCTAGAGACGGGATAAGTCTAATCAGTAAAACTAGTCCAGTTACACAGCGTGAAATAGATATGCGTTTCTTGACCAACAAAAAAGAATACAATGTAGTTGCAAGCACACCTACACTTTATGATATTGTGTTTATTAGCAAAGACGAAGAACATGCAGATAATAATTATAAATTATTAACTGATAGATTTCCTCGTGCAAAACGTGTACATGGAGTAGAAGGTATTCATGCTGCACACATCGAAGCTGCAAAGTTGTGTAAAACTGATATGATTTGGATCGTTGACGCCGATGCCGAAATAGTAGAAAACTTTAACTTTGAGTACTATGTGCCAGCATATGATCCTGATAGCAGAAAAACTGTGCATGTATGGAAATCACAGAATCCAGTAAATGGATTGATATACGGATATGGTGCTGTAAAATTACTTCCAAGAGAACTTACATTAAACATGGATACTAGCAAACCAGATATGACAACTAGTATTAGTCCGTTGTTTAAAACAATTAATCGTATTAGTAATATTACCAAATTTAACACAGACGAGTTTAGTACATGGCGCAGTGCATTTAGAGAATGTGTAAAACTTGCCTCAAGAGCAATTGATGGACAACTAGATGAAGAAACAGAATTTAGATTAAATGCTTGGTGTACTAGAGGCAAAGATAAACAGTTTGGAGATGCGGGGATTAACGGTGCTAATCACGGCAAAAAATACGGAGAATCTAACAGAGGTAAGTTAGAAGCTCTTGTAAAAATTAACGACTTTAATTGGCTACGCAACGAATTTGATAAGTTCAAAAATAGTTTGTAGTTTTTGTTGGTTAGTTTTACTACGAAGTGTATTTGCTAATCCGTTATGAAGCGGCTTGGGCCATTTATTAAAAGTTGCCCAAGCATACCCGTCATGCTCGTCATTTAATTTTGGAATAAATTCTTCCTTAATTACACACAAATATGTATGAAAATTAAAAGTATCGTCGTTGCTAACAAATGTTTCTAACGGAATAAGTTTTACAATATCAGGCAGAGATCCAATTTCTTCGGAAATTTCTCTTTGCAATCCTTCCCATGGTGTTTCTTCTTTTTCGTTTTTACCACCTACTAATCCCCAAACATTTTTGTTCTTACTTTGTACCCTATGTAAGAATAAAAATCGATTAGTGTCTAATGTATAGAATAGCGCACCGCTACATATAATCTTGCTCATACATATAATTATGCGTCAAGCAGTATTAACCATGTACCATGTGAATATTCGCCTTCGTAGGCTTTGATCCAATCTGTGCCAGTCCAGGTATAAATTACACCTGTTGCTAAATTCTTCTGATTAATACCGTTTGTACTGTCAGTTGAATCAATTACAGTTTGCCAAGCAGAGCCGTCCCATTCAATAACATCGTTAGCATTTGCTACAAAATCAGTCCCATCGTTGTTTTTCCAAGCATCAGGTCCGTCGTAAGCATAGTTATACGGAGTATCGCCAACACTGCCGCCAACGTTTTCACTAGTATTGATTGGATCAAGTAAGAGTATTCTAAATCCAGCTACTTTGTCGTCTGTTGGATTATAATTTTGTGGTTCAACAATTTTGTCAAAACTTGTATAACTATTACTGTTACGAGCAGGACCTTCAACAATATCGCCTGTTGGCAATGTATCACTATCCCATGTTATTGTTAACTGTGTTTCGTCCATAGGATTTAATGTAATTTGTCCTACAATAAAACTTCCTAATTCAGTTCTTAAACGTATTTGACTTAATCCAGCAGTATATGTTCCTGGATATGATTCAAGAATGGTATTCCAATTGGTTGTTCCAACTTCTCGTTTGTCTACAAGTCTTGCTATGTTTCCTGTAATGTATACTCCGTAGTTTTGATAGGTAGCAGACACTGTGCCTCTTGAATTGATATTAGCTGTAATATCAGTTTTTGTTTCTGGATCACTATTTACAGTAGTAGTTTTAGTTAAAGGAACTGGTGTATCGGCATATGCACTAAGTTCTGGCACTGTATCGCCTAAGTCAACAGTTCCTCGTGTTTCGTCAAATATGTTAGCAACAACTTGTGTAATAACACCAAGTTTTTTAACTTTAGCCGGTGGTGATATAAAGATAGGTGTACTAAAACTTAATGTACCTACGTCAATTTCACTATCAACACCAATTGGTTGTGTTCTATTTGAAAAACTAATTTGCTCTAAGTAAACACTAGTTAAACTAGTCCAATCAATATAATTGTCGGTTGTTTGTATTTCAAGACTAGGATTAAACAACGATAATATTTGCTCCATTATCTGTAGTTTTTGATCTGTATTACTACTCCAAATATCAACATTAACACGTAGCATATATGGTGTTGGCATTATGCGTTCTACTGTATAATTTTTACCCTGTGTATTAAGGTATTCATTACCTGCTTCGTCATAAGCTCTTTCACGTATATTAACTTTTTCAACGTAAGTAGCATCTGCTAAACGCTCTCTGTCTAGTTCTAATCCAGTAATATATACTGCCATACGTGGTACACTTGGCATTTTATTTTCACTATTTTCTTTGATTATATTAGCAACTTGTCTTGTTAAATCACCATAGCTTACTGGTATACTTCGTAATCCGCCGCTACTATCTTGCCATTGAAATCCGCTACACAAACGTACTAGTTGTGTTATGTAACGTCTAATCTGTCCATCATAAAAATGTTGCATTAATTATCTGCCTTTGGTTTAAGTGCTTTAGATAAACTTTGTTTTTCTACAACGGTATCACCACCAATTGTTGAGGTAGTTGAATTGTTAACAAATCCTGTTTTAAGTGTTGTACGTGTATCAGTATTGCTTAGTGTCATTCTAACACCGTCTTCAACTTTGATCCATCGGCTGTTATCGTATCTAAATAATCTGTTTGGCATCATGTCTGTTCGTAAAAAATAATCGCCTGTTTGCGCAGCATTAGGAAATTGAATTCCACTTCCAAACGATTCTCCATTTGGAGCAATATTGTCACCTAACAAATATCCTTGGTATCCTTCTCTAGCAGGAGTTTGAGAAACTCTATCAGCTAGTATGTCAGCTTGTGATGCATCAAGCTCGCTAGTATCAGTAGTAACTAATTCAGGACGTCCTTGATTATCAACTTGTAGTGTGTAAAGGTTACTAGTATCGTATCCACTTTTTGCAGAATCTGCGTCAGCTTGTGCAACTACTGCATTGTTAATTTGCATTTCTGTTTCGAACGTACTTAGTACATCGCGTAGTGTATTATTAGCATCATCACCTGCAGGTAAATCTAATATTTCGCTGAACTCTTGTCCGTCGTATATTTGCTTTAATTTAACTCTATAAAGATGCGGATACCATGTTTGCGAAAATCCTTCAGCAGCACGGTTTACATCTTCAACTACATAATATCTTTTAAGTGCAACTGAATAATCGTTTAATGCATATTCATCAATTAGATGTGGAAATTCAACAACATCACCTGATAGTATTTTTCGACCTAGCGTTTTAACACTGCTATTAATATGTATTGTCATAAACAGTGTATCGTTTTGTAAAAATAGTCCAAATTGACTTAAATTAAAATCAGTATCTGATACGTTATATATTGCTCTCATGTTATACACATCAGGATCGTATTTACGATCTCTGTTTTCTAAGAACAACATGTCTTGTATATTAGTTTCTTTTACTACATCGTATTGGGGTTCAGATGCAGTTGCGTTTGCATCACTAGGATTTTCAGGACCAATATATTTGTGAACATTTATATCTGTTCCGCCAATTGAAAATTGTTCATAGATAACTTTATCTAGGAATTCGTAATCTTTTGTTTTATTTGGTCTATATAAAGATAAACGTGGCATATGTATATTTATCCGTAGGATAAATACTAGTGGAGATTATCAATGGCTGATTTAGTAACACAAAAACAAGAAGTATTTGATTATGTAAATGCATTCCTCGGTGGCGGTATGGTAGACGTAGAACTTGACCCAATTCACTACGAAGCAGCACTTACAAAATCATTATCAAAATACAGACAACGAACCGAGCATAGTGTCGAAGAAAGCTATGTAACTCTTAAGTTAGTACAAGATCAAAACGAGTATGTACTTCCACAGGAAATTGAAGAAGTTCGTCAAATATACAGACGTAGTGTTGGATCACGAACAGGCGGCGGCGATGGCGGAAGTTTGTTTGAACCATTTAATCTTGCATATACAAATACATACTTACTAGCAGCTAGTGGAGTTGGCGGCTTAGCATCTTACGAACTATTTGCCCAACGTCAAGAATTAGTAGGCAGAATGTTTGGATCGTTTATTGAATTTACATGGAATTCTACTACAAAAGCATTAACTATTTTACAACGACCAAGAACAAGTGTTGAAGAAGTTTTAATGTTT